ATTGAACATACTCATTTAATAAAATAGTATATTTTATTTTTATATCAAATATATATAAAAATAAAAATGTCTGAAAATATTGATATTAATAATAATTGGATTTCATTAAAGTCATGGTTAAATATTTTTAAGATATTCATAGTAATTGGTGTTGTTTTATTTACCATAGGACAATTTGCTAATATTTCAGATACAGATTTGGCTGCATATATATGGTTTACAATAGGAATAATAGTAACATGGGTAATTACATTAAGAATATTATCAAAAAATAATAAAGAAGTTACTGGAATTCTTTCCTTGATGAATAATATATCTCAGGTATTACCAACTTTAGGTGTTCTTGTACCATTATCTATATTAATGTATGTATTATTTAAAACTAGACCAGTTCTTCAGAGCAACATAGAAAATCTACCAGATCAGTTTTTTTGGTTTAATCGCTTATCGTTTTTTTTAATAGTTTTTCAATTATTTATTTTAAATAAATATTATGAATCAGCTACAGAAGATTCCGGATTTAAAGGTATGTGGATTGCGGCAATGATATTATTTTCAGTAATTACAAGTGCTTCTGCAATAGAACTCTATGTAATTATAACATCCTTTTTAACTGATGGTTAATTTCTTATAAAAAATCTAAAAGTTACACCATAATTTGTATCATCTACCCATATTCCAGAAATTTTTAGTAAAATATCTATACTACTATATGTTTTATATAAATTATTGTAATCTCCAAAAATTTTTATAAAATTTTGATTTAATTGTTCTTCTATTCTAAATTTAGGTATCTTATTTTTTATTGGTGAACCTTGTAGTAGATCGTATTCAAATAATTGTATAAATTTAATTACTTCACTATTTGTATTTCTATCTATCGTACATTTAATTTTATTGTAATATCTATCAATCTTAATATTTTTAAAATTAAATAGTAAATATATACCGTTTGTACTAAATAATTCATTTGAATAGTATATTCTGTAGAAATATCCATTAGTCAATATATTATTTTTAGTTTTTTCCGAATATAATATATTTTTTTTATTAATCTGTTTTTTATTTAATGTAATTAACATTATGTATGTAGTTACTATAATTATTCATTTAAGTCATATCTACATCATTATTAAAACAACTCATGAAAAGAACCATTGATATAATATTATCTTGAGATAAATCTATTAAATTATCATTTTCTATTTTATATAGTAGATCTTCTATTTCAAGAATAATACTTTCAAGTGTTTCTAATTTTTTATAAAAATATGTTTTCCATAAATTATAAATATTAGGGTGTGTTTCTTTAATATTATCTAATTTATTTTTAATTATATTGATTTTATCCATAAATTAATATTAATCTACTATTTAAGTAATAAAGATAACAATGAATTATTAATTAATGAAGTTTTTTGAAACTAAATTTGAAGATTATATTAGTAGTTATGAAAAAAAAAATTTACATCCAGAATTAGAGAAAATGAAAAATATTGATAAAGAAACATTATTTAATAATAATTTAATTTTATACGGGCCATCTGGTGTAGGCAAGTATACTCAAATGCTTAATTATATTAAGAATTTTAGCCCATCAAAACTCAAATATGAGCGTAAAATGAGTATTAATACAAATAAAAAGTATCCATATACATTTAAAATAAGTGATATTCATTTTGAGATTGATATGGAACTATTAGGATGCAATGCAAGATTATTATGGAATGAAATTTATAAAGCAATATTAGATATATTATCCAGTAGAACTAAACATGAAGGAATTATTGTTTGTAAAAATTTTCATAAAATACATAATGAATTATTAGATATATTTTATAGCTATATGCAATCATTAAGTCATAAAAATGTAAATATTACATTTATTTTTATTAGTGAAAGTGTAAGTTTTATACCAAATAATATTTTAAAAAGATGCACTATAATACCTGTTAGAAGACCAACAAAAACCCAATATAAATCTATTACAAAAAAAAACATAATTAACTCATTTGAATTAAATAAAATTACAAATATCAAAAATATCCATAGTGAAAATACAAAATTAAGTAATCCAAATAAAAAAATAATTAATACTATAATAAATAATATCGATAATTTTAAAGAAATAGATTATCTTGAACTAAGAGATAATTTGTATAATATTTTTATCTTTCATTTAGATCTAAATGAATGTATTTTGGAAATAATAGAATATTATATTAATAATAATAAATTTGATAAAGAAAAATTAATAAAAGTACAAAATAACCTTTATAATTTTTTAAAACTTTACAATAATAATTATAGACCTATTTATCATTTAGAGAGATTTATATTTTATTTATGTAAGACTGTAAATGAATTTTAATAATGCTATTGAAATATTAGAATTGCAAAAAAATTTTACAAAAAAAGATTTGAAAAAGGCATATTATAAAAAAGCATTAAAATATCATCCAGATAAAAATAATGGTGATAAAGATAAAGAAGATCTTTTTAAAGAAATAAATGAAGCATATTTATTTTTAAGTAATGAAAATAATAGAAATATTGATGATCTAGATACATCTTTTTCAAGTATTCTAAAAAAATTTTTTGATTTTATTGTACCAGAAATGAACGTCCATCAAAATGATATTAATAATACAATGGAAGCAATAATTAAAAAATGTAAAAGTGCATCAATTACGTTATTTGAAAAATTATCAAAAGAACGATCTCTAGAAATATATTCATTTTTATCTAAAAATAAAGATATCTTATCAATAGAAACAGATTTATTAAAAAATATGGCTGAAATAATTAAAAATAAAACAAAAAATGATAATATAATAATTTTGAATCCTGATCTAAATGATTTATTAAATGATAAGATATTTAAACTAGAATATAATAATAATACTTTTTATGTACCTTTATGGTCTAATGAAGTTGTATTTGAAGATTTATCAGGAAATGATATTATAATTAGATGTATACCTGATTTAGATGACGACGTACATGTAGATAAAGATAATATATTACATGTAAATATTAAAGCAGATATAAAAAAAATATTAGAAAGCAAAGAGTTATTAGTTAAAATTGGAGAGAAAGAGTTTAAAATAGAATCATATAAAATAAAAATAACCAAACATCAAATATTAATATTAGAAAAATGTGGTATTTTAAAAGAAAATATTAATAATATTTTTGACGACAGCATACGACAAAACACATATATACATATTAACTTACAATAAATAAAAAATATTTTATATTAAAATATATTTTTTATTAGATTTAATTATTTTAAAACGATTTAATCACTTGATACCTTCTTTTTGCGGCGAACAACCTTCTTCTTTTTCTTAGGCTTAGGAGGACTTTCTACTACTTGTTCTTCCTCATCCTCTTCTTCTTTATCATCCTCTCCCTCTCCATCTGATGAAAAGCTAGGTGTTTCTGTCTTACTCTCACCCTGTTCCTCCTCATCACTCTCAGTGGACTCTTCTTGTCGTGAAATTTGATTTAGAAGCTCATCATCATCAGAATCATATTCTACACCAGATTTAGCTGTGAAAGTACGCTTAGGAGGAAGTCGAACCTGAACGTCTACAAGAGTCCAACCAATAGAACACTTACCACCCGAGAAGTAAATACCCTTACAACTAATTCCACACTTAATATAACTCCTTTCTGGTAGGAAATCAATAGGAGTTACACCATCATCTTGAGGAATTTCAACAGATGGTTTAGCACTACGACACTTATCAGGATTTAGCCATATGGGAGTTGCCTCTTGTCCCTTTTGCGTAGGTAGCTCATATACACTAATATTAGTAAACTGACCCTCCCAATATGGAATCTTGAATTTCATACGAGGATCCTTAGTCTTATCTAGCTCATCAGTTAGATTACCATTTGCATCCTTCCTGCGTGGAAACTTAACCATAGGCCATAGCTTATCCTCAGCAACATCTCGACTCATCTTGCTCTTACCAAACCACTCCTTAGAATTTGTAACTGCATCATCTAGAATCTTATTTTCTAGTGCAATCATCTTCTCCTTGAAAGCTGCAATGCTTGCTGCCTTATCAGCCTGAAGAACTGGTTCAATATCATAACTTACACGACCACTATCCTCGCTTACACGCTCATTTGCGCCATTCCATGTAAACATAAGTGGTGTATTAAGTGCGAGCTTTTGCCCGTTAAATAGAATAGGGATTCTCTTATTTCCTCTCTTATCAACAATGGCTTTACCATAAGTGACGGTAGAGGGAGTAAAGTTGGAAGTCTTAACGAATGCGGAAGTAGAACTCATGATGTTTGTATGTCTGTAATTTTACAACATATTTTTAAATCAATTTTTTTTTATTTTTAAGTATTTGAAAAGCTATAGCTATAATTTCATACTTGTAAGTAATTTGAGAATAGTAAAAAATAATAATACCCTACATAAATTTTTAAGAATTTATTTTATGATTTAAAAAGATACATTACCATTTGTTTGTTATATTAACAATAAGTATTTTATTATTACATTTATGTAAGATTAATCTTACAAATAATATTTCAAAATCAATTTAAATTAAAATGATATATATATAATAATGAATATTATTAAATTATCACCAACATCATATTTTAAAGATTATCTATATGAAAATCCAAGTATGGTAAAGGGTAAGAAATGTAAAGTAACGATTGATGAATTTCATATTTTAAATTTTAATGAATATAATTTAGTGTTATCAAAAAACTATAATGTATCTCAATTAAAAAGTATTGCAAGGTATTATAAATTAAAAATTTCAGGAAATAAAAAAGAATTAATTAAAAGAGTATGGAATTTTTTAAAATTTTCACATTATGCAACTTATATACAAAAAATGTGGAGAGGATTTGTAATTCGCGAATATACAACAAGTTCAAAAATAAATGATTGTGTAAATTCTACAGATTTTTTATTATTGGATGATCTATCAAATATTCCTAAGCAACAATTATTTTGTTTCAAAGATAACGATGGTTTTGTTTATGGTTTCCATGTTAAATCGTTTCATAATTTAATCATTAAAAATAAAGAACCAACCAATCCATATAATAGAAAACTAATATCAAAAAATATTATTAATAAATTTAATAAGTTTATCAAATATGGAACTAAATTAGGAAAAAAATTTGAATTACAAATAAAAGATGAAACAAATAACCTATCCCCACAAAAAAAAATAGAATTAAAAACACATGAAATATTTCATAAAATAGATCATTTCGGACATATTACTGATACAAACTGGTTTTTAAACTTAAATAGATTTCAATTAAAAAAACTATTAATAGAACTTATAGATATTTGGAATTATCGAGCATCTTTAACACCTCACGCTAAACGAGCAATATGTCCCCCTAATGGTAACCCATTTATTAGTATAAATATTAATAATTTTTCACTATATAATATCAATAAAATTCAAAACAAAATACTTGATATATTTAATACTCTTCTAACAAGTGGAATTGATGAAAATTCCAAAGCATTAGGTGCATTTTATATTTTAGGTTCTATTACATTAGTAAATACAAATGCTGCAATTGCACTTCCATGGTTGTATGAATCTGTTTATTATAACCCTCAAGAAAATAATCAAAATTAGTGTTAACTATTTTTATTTTAAGTGCTAATTCAGTGTTAAAATAAAAATAAATAATTTATTCTCTGAAACAACTTAAAAAGGTTTTTATTAATAAGATTATAATGGTAAAAAAAACCGCAAGCAAATCTAAAAAGACTACTACTACTACTAACTCAAAGAAAACTGCATCTAAGAGCACTTCAGAGAGCTCTACTGTTTCTACTACTCCAGCTGCCCCTGAGACTACAACTGTAGCCACTGCTCCTGTTGTTCCTAGTCTCAGTGAGTCATTCACCGAGCTTCTCGGTCAGCTTCAGGCTGTCCGTTCTCAGCTTACTAGTGTTACCGGTCAGGTTCGTGCACTCCAGAAGCGTGCAGATCGCGAGCTTCGTCATGCTCAGAAGAATAGCAAAAAGCGTGCTAAGCGTAGTGGAAATCGCGCACCTAGTGGTTTTGTAAAGCCTACTCGTATTAGTTCAGAGCTCGCTTCTTTTCTCGGAAAGCCCAAGGGAACAGAAATGGCTCGTACTGAGGTTACCCGTGAGATTAATAAGTACATTCGCGCAAATGAGCTCCAGGATAAGAAGAACGGCCGTGTTATTCACGCTGATACTAAGCTACGTAAGCTTCTTAAGCTTGGTAAGAATGATGAGCTCACATATTTCAACCTCCAGCGTTACATGAGTCCTCATTTCGCTACTGCTAAGAATACTAAGCTTGCTTCTCAGTAAATAAAAATATTAATTATTTGTAAAATAAAATATATTTTATAAATAATACTTTTAATAAGCAAATATAAAATTTTCTTTTTTTAGAACTGATTTAATACCATTATTATTAATTTTTTTATTTTTTATAGTTAAATAACTTATTTTATTTAGAATATCTGATGGATTTTTATTATAAAATCTATAAATATCTTTTAATTCATAATATGTTTGCAATGTTATATATTTTTTCTTTTCTAACCATTTCATAAAATCATCTTTATCGTTTGAACTACTATATTTTTTGAATAAATTATAAAACCAAAATATATTTTTTTTTGTAAAATTATAATCAGTACCAGACAAAATACATAACTTCTGAAAATCATCAAAATTTATTTTAAGCTTATTAAGAACATTATCTATATTATAGATAACCGCTGTATGTTTTACCAAACTCATATATTTTAATATTCTAGGACAACCAAAAGCAAACATATCAGTGTCCTCACTTAAACATGCATAAGCATGTCCTTTTATAACTAATGCCGCACATAACTCATCTGCTTCTTGAGGCGCATCTAAATAATTAATACCATAAGAATCCAATAAATATTTAATATTACAAATATCATCTTTTGAAATTTTAATAAATTTTCTTCTTAATTTATTCATCTTTTCTTCAATATCATCACGTTCATCATCTGTTAAATCGTTAATTCTTGCTTTTAATCTATTGTATTCATTTTTTGCAATTTCTTTTTCTTCTTTCCTTTTTTGCAAAGTACTATACTTATTTTTATCTGCTTTACCATCAAATATAAATAATGGGTGTATATTATAAAATCTAAATATAGAACACATTAAATACATATTTTCCAATAAACCACCCATTGATTTAAATCTATAATTATATATACTAGCATCAATTACTATTTTTTTACCTTCCAAATCTGAAAGATTTATAATTTTAGATCCATTATTGTAAACTGACTGTAGAAATGAATTTAGTAGACGGATACCCATTTTAATTATTCTTTATTTATTATGATGATTGTATATAATTTACTTTTTTTACATACAATCAATTTTATATTAATTCAATTATCGTCATACGCATTGTTTGAAATAAATTTTTATTACTTTCTTTTTTAAGTTTAGTTAATTCATCATTTACATCATCTAATTTCTTTAATAAGTTTTTTTCTTTATAATGGTTTGAAATAAATTTATATAATTTATTTAAATTATTCTTATTTTTATCAAAGTTTATTATATTTGTATTATTTCTTTTACACCACATTATAAAATAATAACTATTAAATAAAAATACACATTTTAAAATATAATATGCAAAAATATTTGTTTTTTCTTTATACAAGTATTTTCTTGCTTTAATACTTAAATTATTATTATCATAAAGGTATTTATATATTAAACCCATGAATTTTAATATTTTAACACATTGTATAATAGAAAAATATTCTTCATATGCAATACAAAATTCTGTATATACTAAAAATTCTTTTACATTTTTTTCAGACATATAATACGCTGTAAAAATACAGTTGAAAATTGTAGCCCAAAATTCAGTATATGATTCATATATATTAAAATCACTCCTTATTGGGAATAAATTTCTGAGTTTTCTATTAAATATTGTTGTAGACATATCAGAAAAATCTAATCCTAATGAATGTATTGTTTCGTGCAAAAATACCTTGAATAATTCTTCTTCTCTAAAAATACAAATCTCTCCATTTTTAGAACATGTTGTTGTTAAACCACTATTTGCGTTTATTGGACTTAAAACCAAAAACTGATTATTTGGTAAAAATTTCTTCATTGGTGTTAAATAAATATATGTATTTAAAGTTTTAGAACATCTATTATTCGCATATTCTGATATAAAAAATAACCAATGAATCATTCTAAAAGCATACAATTCTATTTTTTTTAATTCATTAAATTGATTATTCATTATTAAGTAAAAAGACAATTTAATTTTGCGTTGTTTTATTTTACATGAATATTCTACAAATCCTACTAAATTATTTTTAATATATGTATTTATTTCATTTGGTACATATGCACTTTTCAATAAAGATGTATGCTGTATTTTAGAAAAATTTTCTATTTCTAAAATTCTAACTTTTACTTTATTTTCTTTAAATAATAATTGTGTTTTTTTCTCTGCAATTGCTATTTCTTTAAAAAAATTTTTCATTAATTTATCAAAACCTTTTTGCTGATTTGCATCTTTTTTTTTTAAATATTTTTTAAAATTACTCATTAGTTTTTCCATAAGTATTTCAGAATCATTTGAAAATTTCATATTAGTTACTATATACTTATATTTACTTTTTTCTTTAATAATTTTATTCTTTACTTAAAACTTCTCTAATTTTCATTGTATCATAAAATACTACTGGTCTTTGTCCTCGAAGGAAATGTTGTAATTTTGCATCTTTTGTAGCCATCAAAACATCTTTTGCCTCCTTATTTTGTTTATATTTCGCCATTTGTCCTCTATACATTGCTTTTTCATTTTCTCCACTTGAAAAGAAGTCTTCATCTAATGTTATTTTTCTAGGACGAATTTGCTTACCCTTAAATTTACCACTTTTACCTCCAGCTCCCTTAGCCATTTCAGGTAATTTTGAAATATCTGATTTTGAATCTAATGAAAATAATTTATAAAAGTTGGGATTTGATTTCTTAAATTTTGAAGCATGATAGAAGTGTTCTACAGATAACCATCTCAAGCCATCTAACTCGAATTCTCCTTCATAAAAGTTAGATAAAACCTTTCTCCAATTTTTCATTCCAGCTAACTCTGAAAACTTAGACATATCTTCAACGCTAATCTTCTCTCCAGAACCTTTACCAGGCTTCATATCTCTAGATTTTGAATAAAACTGAAATACAATATTTTCATTAAAACTTACATCTTTATGATCTTCAAATCCTTCATCATATCTTTCTTCTTTAGGTTCACCTATATCTTCAGCACCTGAATCAGTTCTTGGAAGTTCATCTTGAATTGTTTGAGTTGAATTCATATTTTTATGTTCGCTATTTTCATTATTTCCATCAATGAACTCTTTCAATTTTTTGAATTTAGGTATCATTGCATAAACACCTGTTTCTCCTTCCATACACTTAGTTAATACTAACTCTTTGATTGCAAATGGTAATGTTTCAAAATCAAAAAGTCTCTTACTTTTGTAAGTAACTAACATGTAATGATTTCCTGTATAAGATGCAATAATATAATACTTCGGTTTAAATTCTCCTTTCTGTTCTATTGAACTATCAATTAAATCTCCACAACTTAAAACATTTCCATTATCTCCAACCTCGTAATTTTGTTTTGATAAAATTATTAATTTTATATTAAGCATTACCTCTAAAACATTTATAGCCCATTGTTCGGCCCAAAATTTACATGTTTTTAAAATAGCCTTGAAATCTTCCAATGTATCAATACCTTTCATCCATAAAAAATCTCGAACATTCTCTTGCGCATACTTATATTCTCTTTTTGCAGTATCAAATCTAGTTTTTATTTCTTTTAATTGTTTTACAATTTCTTTTTTTTCATTTCTATCTTGCGATGCTTTAAAAGTTCTTAATTTATCATCATATTCACCTTTTAATGTAATCTGTGTTTCACGTGTTGCTCTTATTTCATTTGCAAATAAATCATATCGTTCTTTAAAATTATCAAAAATAGCTTGAGTTGCATTCTCACTTACAATTTCTCTTAATTGTTTTACAGTTATATTTTTTGTACCTTTATATGCATCTCTTATAACTGCAAAAAGACAATCTCCTTTACCTTCATTGTCTATTAAATTATATTTACTACTTTTCATAAATTTTTTTATCCACGGGTCATTTCTTTGTGGTCTATATTCATTTCTTTCATCAATTGCATCTTGCATATTTGAACTTATGTTTTCATTTTCATTATCATTATCATCATCATCTTCTTTTAGAATTTCAGATAATATAGTAGGTTTATTTGGACTACTCCACTCATCTGTTTTAATTTCTTCTTGTCCTAATTCTTCTAATTGTTCTATAGGACTTTTTTCTTCTTCTTCTTCTTCTTCTTTTTCTTCAATTACATCTTCAACCTTTTCTTCCTCTTTTATTAATTCATTTTCTGTTTCTTTTGGTTTAGTTTTTAAAATTTTCTTTCCTAATATTTTAATTAAATATTCTTTATTAAAAAATGAATAATATAATGGTAATGGATTTTCTAAAAGTGTAATATCAAAATCATCATCTTCATCTAATAATTCTGTGTATTGTGATGCTAAAAATTCATATACGCCAAATTGTTCTATTATTTCATTATTTTTTACTAAATAAACAGGTATAAATAATATTCCTTTGTCTGCGTATGTATATCTAACATTTCCTAAAGCGATGTTTGCATCTACACCTGGAAAAAGTTCAACTTCAAACTGAATTGCATCATGTCCTATATCACCTTCATCAATATTTTTGGTTTCTAAATAAGTAATACTATCATCTAGTATTGATTTAACCATATATTTTAATCTAATATTAAAAATTTACTTAAGTACTTATCACACTTAATTTCTTCTACATAAGACCATAATTTTTTTCTTTGATATACTATCTCTATATTTACAGGATCTTTCTCAAATAATACAATATCTTCAATAAGTTGGTCTTTCCTTTTTTTTCTTTTTGATATTTCATAGTAATCAGCAATCCTTTCCAAATCTTTCTTTAAATAATTAGTCTGATAATCAACCTCTAATGCAATATAATCATCCATATTTATTACTGAAGTCATTTCCATTAAATCAACCTCCTTTACTAAATCTTCATAACTAATTATTTTATCATCATTTTCTCCTTTACAATCTTCATGTAATGAAAAACATATATTTTCATTTTTTATAGACATAATAATTATATATATAAATATATTTTTATATACTTCAAAATATATCTATTAACAATATTCAATAAGATCCATAAACTTAAATAGTGTTTTACTAGTAAGACTTTTATATTCTCTTGGTTTAAAATTTGAAACATCTGTAACAAAAGTACAAATCTTATCATATGATTCTTCTAAGGTCGATTCAGTTTCAATATCATCGATTCCTTCTTTTATTAGTATAAATAAATTTTCACAAATTTCATCTACTTGATTCTTCATATTATCAGTATTAATATACTCAATAAATTTATCGGTTAATTTAATAATAATTTCAGCAATATTTGAAGCTTCAATTACTCCTTCTTTCATAAGATGTACGAAGAAACTACTAAGAGCTCGTCTTTTACTATTTTCCTTATTAATTAGACAAAATTCATCATAATCCTCTTCAGATACATAACGAATATTTTCAAATAACTCACTGAATGAATTGAAATTTTGAGTACATATATCTTTCATTATAGGAAATGATACAAGCAATTCTTTGTATAATGAAGCATATAATTTACACCAAAATTTATTCATACAACCAATTTCAAATATAGATTCGCCGACTTTTAAAAGTTCATCTTTATTAACATCAGAACTAATAATATTATTTAAAATATCTGTAATATTTGTTTTAATATTATCATAATTTTTAGATGTAATTTTATTTAACAAATTTCTAATATCATCAATCTTTTTCTCAATTCCATCCTCATTCTTTTTTAGTTCAGTTACTTTAAAATTTCTCATCTCTTCCCAATCACTTGCCGTTATAGTAACCTTATTTCGTCTTGGTCTTTCACGACGCATTATTGGTTTTGCAAATACAGGTGTTCTTTTATATGTTGGTGCACCAACAAGCGATGCTAATTCATTAACAATTTTAATAGTCTCATCACTTAAATCATGATTCATATCTAAATTGAGAGATACTCTTTTAAAATCATTTAATGTATACTGATAATCTGCTAATATTCCAGTCATGGTTTCCTACATACTTTTTATCACTTATCATTTATATCAATTTTTTTAAAATAAATTGAAATGCATAAATGATAAAAATTACAAACTTAAAAACACCACTGACTATTATATATACTATGACTTCAATCACAGCTGAAGAAAAAACTATTAATACATCTAACTCAATAAATGAGTGGGATGATTCTGACTTAATTCGCACAAATGTCCTAAGAGGTATTTATGCATATGGTTTTGAAAAACCAAGCCCTATTCAAAAAAAAGGCATTGTTCCTATGCTTAAAGTACATGCTGATGGAAAGCGTCGTGATATAATCGCTCAAGCCCAATCAGGAACTGGTAAAACTGGTTGCTTTTCAGTAGGTGTTCTGAATATTGTTGATCCCGCTATTAAACAAACACAAGCTCTAATTCTGGCGCCCACTCATGAACTTGCTTCGCAAATTAAAAATGTTGTTAGTGATATTGGAAGTTTTGATAAAATGGTAGTTCAACTTTTAGTTGGAGGTACATCAGTTGATGGGGATCGCGAAAAACTAGATAATGATGTACCCCATATTGTTGTTGGAACTCCTGGTCGCGTTCATGATATGATTCGTAGAAAATATCTTAAAACTGAAAATATGAGTGTTATCGTACTTGATGAGGCAGATGAAATGCTATCACAAGGCTTTAAAGAACAAATTTATAAAATTTTCCAATATATGCCTAATTCAATTCAAATTGGATTATTTTCAGCAACTATGCCTAAGGAGTGTGAAGAACTTAGTGATAAATTCATGAGTAAACCTATTAAAATTTTAGTAAAAGCAGAACAGCTAACTCTTCAAGGTATCGCACAATATTTCATTCGTCTTAATGATGACGAACAAAAATATCTTGTACTAAAAGATATCTTCTCAGGTATGTCTATTTCACAAGCTATTATTTATTGTAATTCTACTCGTCGTGTTGATGATCTCCATGAAGCAATGGTTGCTGATGAATATCCTGTATCTAAAATTCATGGTAAACTAGATGAGGCTGATCGTAAAGAAACCAACAAAGCATTTAGAAGTGGTGCAACTCGTGTATTAATTACATCAGATTTATATGCTAGAGGTATTGACGTTCAACAGGTAAGTATTGTTATCAACTTTGATATTCCTAAAAGCGAACACACCTATTTACATAGGATTGGTAGAAGTGGTCGTTGGGGTAGAAAGGGGATTGCTGTAAACTTTATCACAAAACATGATGGTGGACGTCTGCGCCAATTTGAAGAATATTATAATACACAAATTGTTGAAATGCCCGCCGACTGGACCGGTCATCTTAAAAATATTTAATAGAAACCAATAAATTCGTTATCTTATCTATCTTATAATATTAGTTATCTCTAATGTTAGAAGAACAAATTAATGATATTTTTTTATTACCCATTGATTTTAATAAAAATACGTATAACACTCCACAAAATTTATATGATGATTTAGAACTTATAGAAACGAAAAAAGATATTTCAAATATATCTTTATATGAAAAATTATTAAATCCACAAACACCTTTCTCTTATTTAACCATGGCTAAATTAACAAAAAAATATTCAACTGATATACACTTTCTTAAAAATACTCAAAAACTTTTAAAAAATAATAAAAAAATTAATAATAATGAAATTTCAACAGTAATGAATGCATGGTCTAGTTATAAAGATATACGTGAAGATCCAAATTTTATTGATAATTATCAATATATTAACTTTGATATACTAAAATTTTTAAACACATCTGTAGTATTTTTAACATTTATATCAATATACAGTATATTATCTCCTCTACTCAATCTTCTTGCACCGTTATTACTTCTTATTGTACCATTTTTAATTTTAAGACTTAAAGGTCTAACATTAACAATCACTAATTATTGGAAGTTTTTAGTAATTTCTCTCCAAAAACATAGTTTCGGAAAACTACTAACAGACTGGAGCGTACTTCCGTGGAGTCAAAAAATTTATATGCTTATTATGCTTGGTATGTATATATATAATATATATCAGAATGCGATTTCATGCTATCAATTCTATAAAAATACCGGTAAAATAAATTCTGATATCAAAAATATTAAAAATTTCTTGCATATCACAAGATATAAAATTAGTAACTTTATTAACAAAATAGATAAACTTAAAAGTTACTCAGAGTACAAAACATATTTACAAGAAAAACTAGAAAATATAAATGATGTATATCAAAAACTTAACAAAGTTGAACTAGCAAGTTTTCATCCTAAAAAAATTACAACCATTGGATATACTATGAAACAATATTACAATCTATATAATAGTGAAAAGGTAAATAATACAATGTTATTTTCATTTGGATTTTGGGGGTTTATAGATAATATTGGAGAGATATCTTGTAAAATAAATACAAAAAAAATTAACAAAACAACATTTATTAAAAATAACAAATCAATATTAAATCTTAAAAATGCATATTATCCAACATTACAAAATCAAAATAAAGAAGAAAAAAATGTACCAAATAATATATCGCTATCTACAAATAAAATAATAACAGGACCAAACGCTTCTGGAAAGACGAGTATACTTAAAACAACAATCAGTAATTTATTATTATCACAACAATTTGGATATGGGTTTTACCAAAAAGGTGCAATTACACCATTTGACTTTATTCATTGTTACCTAAATATACCAGACACATCATCAAGAGATAGCTTATTTCAAGCAGAAGCTAGAAGATGTTTACATATTTTAAATACAATTAAAGATAATGATTCTAAAAAACATTTTTGTATTTTTGATGAACTATTTTCAGGAACAAATCCATATGAAGCAGTAAGTAGTGCAACTGCTTACTTAAAAGAAATTTCATCATATAAAAATGTAAAATTTATGTTGACTACACATTTTATTACATTATGTCGAAAACTTGATACACATAAGAGAATTAATAATGTAAATATGAAAACAATAATGAGTAATAATAAACCTCAATATTTCTATAAAATTAAAGATGGAATATCAGAAATAAAAGGAGCGATCACAGTTCTTAAAGATTTAGGATATCCAGATAATATTATTAATAACACGAAAGAAATACTTAAAAAATTATAAATGTTCGTTTGATTATAGTTTTAAAAATATATTAAAAATATAATATGTCGATTCAAGCATTACTAATTAGTGTTGCAGTTACACTAGTAACTGTAGGAGTAACATTTTTTTACTTTAGAAATAGAATGAATAAAACTGAAAAAAAAGTTGATCTAATGTTCCAATTAATTCAGGAACATGAAAGAAACTCAAAAATTAGCCAGCAAATGCAAATGCAACAAATGTATTCGATGTCTAATGAAAATAAAGAAAATTTAATAAATATTTCAGATGATGAAGATAATTATGAAAGCGATGATAGTGAAGTAGTAAGTGATGATGAAAATGATTTAGAAGAAAATAAATTAGTAATTAAAGATGAAAATGACTCTTTAGTAGATACTGTTAAGACTATTTCATTATCTTTAGATGGTGCTGAAACTTTTAATAAAGAAACTTTAGATATCCAAAATAATAATGAAAATGATAATAATCAAGACGTTTCTAGTGAAACTAGTGAATTAGATTCTCTTACTGTAAATAATACAGATAATGAGAATAGTGACGTAGATAGCAATGATGATGGTACTTTAAATAATTTTGTAGTCACTAAAAAACAATCAAACAAAACAACTAATAGTGAAGAAAGTATTAATATTAATAGCGACACTGAATCTCTTAATGAAGAATTATCGGATAATGAAGAACAAACTTTGGATACACCATCTATAAATTATGCAAAATTAAGTAAAAATCAATTAAAACAATTAGCTCAAGAAAAAGGACTTGCTGGATATAATAAATTAACAAAAGGAGGTCTTGTTGAATTATTAAATGCTACTCCATAAATTTTATTCTTAGCTTATTATAACAGAAAATGAGTTGGGGAACTTGCTATAATGCATCAAATAATATTCATGATAATTTTCCTGCATTAATGAGTAGTGGAAATTTATACACTGATTACAAAAGTGCTTGTAAAACAAATAACCAGATTAAAGAAAAAAATAGTATTAAATCAAACTATCAATATAGACAATGGCTTATTAACAATGCCGAGTCTGTTATGAAATCAAACTCTATTGCTGCATGTAATCAATGTTGTGGAAGTATGAATAATTTTACACCACAACCTCAATCACAAAAATATTTATATAAAAGTTGCTCTGATAATACAAAACCTTTTGGATATGAATCTTCAGATCTCAAAAACTTATATTTATCTAGAGAACAACTTCAAGGACGATTAACTGCACCTATAGTTACACAGAATGAACTTATAAAAATGGGAATGCCTAACTATAACTAATTTAATTAGAATACTTATTTAAATTAAGTATTATAATATCATATAATGAAAATAATCAGTATTGATGTGGGTATGAAACATTTAGCATATTGCATTTTTTATTTAGATACGCCAGAAAGTAAGGAGTATCAAGTAATTGATTGGAATGTAATAGATTTATGCAAAAGTAAAACAGAACATAAATGTTTTGGATTTCTTAAAAACAAAAAGCCTTGTACTAAAACACCTAGTTATTTTAAGAATGATAATTACTTTTGTAAAACTCATGCTAAAAAACAACAGTTTCTAATACCCACACAAAATTTAAATAAAACAAAACTTAGTAAAATGAAAATAAAAAAATTAAAAGAAATTTGTTTAGAAAAAAAATATGAAATTCCAAAAAAAGCTAAAAAACAAGATTACATAGATCTTATTAATAAAGATTTAGATGATAATTATTTTGAATTAATTAAAAAGATCGATAGTAGAAGTATAAATATTGTTACATATGGGATTAGAATAAAAGAAGAATTTGAAAAACTTTTAAAAACTATTGATATTGATTGTGTTTTAATAGAAAATCAAATAGGTCCTTTAGCTTTAAGAATGAAAATGTTACAAGGAATGATTATGCAACATTTTATTGAAAATAAATGTACCAACATTAAGGAAATTTCACCAGCAAATAAATTAAAAGATTTTACAGACAAAAAAACAACATATAAAGAAAGAAAATTTTTAAGTATTAAAGTAACAAGAGAAATAATGATAAGTGAAAATTATATGAATAAATGGATAGACCATTTTAATACTCATAAAAAGAAGGACGATTTAGCAGATGCTTTTTTACAAGGATTGTGGTTCATTAAAAATAATTAATTTATTATGCGTCTTACTTAAAATTAAAAGTTCTTATTAAAACATAATAATGAGTGAAGATGATTTGATTGATATTCAAATTTCAAAAATCCCCGATTCGCCTACAATTCAACCAAAACTTAATGTAGGTAGTTCAACTGATTCAGGAACTATTAAAATTAGCAATATTGATAACGATATTTCACAACCACGAAAATCTGTAAATTTTGGCCCTGGTGCTGATTTATTAATGAATCAGGGTAGAGCATCAAGACCTAATTCTCCAAAAACAGATATCGCACTTAGTGAATTAAAATCTCTTGATTTTGATGATGATCCTAGTCATCAAAAACCAAGTGCAAGAGATGCTAGACAATCCGCATTTAATATGAGTGTACCTTCTTTAGGAAGTTCCACAGAACAACCAATAAAACTTAATATTGATGAACCAAAAATAATTAATAATGAGCCTCAACCTATAAATTTAAATAAAAGTTCATTAGGTGCATCTACAGCACAAGATATTAAAACTGAAGAAACATGGGATGGATTTAAAAAATTTAATGAAATTCCTATAAATCCAAATGAAATTGTATCTGAAAAACCAAAATTAACACCAGAACAAGAATTACGCGAAAAATTTGTATATATTCGCAAATTAGAGGCTCTTGAAAAGAAAGGTATTCAAGTAAGCAAAAAATATAATATGGATGATAAACTAGATGAAATGAAAGGTGAATATGAAATGATTAAATCAGAACAACAGAAACGCAATTCAGTTAAATTTCAAGGAAAAATGTTAATGGCTGCTGTCTCTGCTATTGAATTTTTAAATAGTAAATTTGATCCATTTGATATTAAATTAGATGGTTGGGGTGAAGCAGTATCTGAAAATTTAGATGAATATGATGAGGTTTTTGGCGAACTTCATGAAAAATATGGTGGTAAGGCAAAGATGGCTCCTGAGCTTAAATTACTTTTTATGTTAGGTGGAAGTGCTGGAATGATTCATATGACTAATACAATGTTTAAATCTGCTATGCCTGGAATGGATGATATTATGAGACAAAATCCTGAACTAATGCAACAATTCACACAAGCAGCTGTTAATACTATGGGACAACAAAATCCAGGATTTGGTAATTTCATGAATAGTATGATGCCCGGAATGCAAAATACAATGCCTCCACGAGGTTCACCACCTGGTCCTCCTATGTCTATGAGAGAA